TTAGTCTCCAGGATTCCCGGGGCGGTTCAGTAAGGGGGTATTTGTATTTATTGTCTTTTGTATATTGTCTTTTGTGTTTAGCTGACTTGGCTTATACCCATTAGCCGACTTGGCTAATGTTTTATTAGCTGTTTTAGCTAATGTTAAGCTGTCCTGGCTAATCCACTGAGAAACCACCTTGTTCACTCCGATTTTCACGCCATCAGCAATGAGGAATTTACGCTCAATAAGCTGGCGCTTGGCAGCGCAAACATGAGTGTGATGAATACCTGTCATGGCTGCTATCTGCGTGTTTGTGAGTCGATCCATCGGCTTATTGAATCCGTATGTCTTGCGCATGATAGCGAGCATCACCTTCAACTGCCGGACGGTTAAATCAGCCATCAGCAGACTGTCGGTAATCTCGTTAGCAACGCGCATGAAACCATCTTCGGTATCTGCCACGCGATGCTCCACGACCTCCAGTTGAGGCCTGTAATCAGCTAACTTAACGACGCCCATGTTTCACTCCTGCTTTGGCTAGTCTGTAAACACCAACAAGGCGTTCTACGAACGCCCTGTTATTTGCTGCGGCTACCACTAATCCCTCAGGTGAATCAGGGTGTCGAATCTCTTCTTTTTCCTGGTATTTCTTACGACGTTTTGTCATAATTACTCCTGTAGATTGATCCAGTCTTTCTACATCAGGCCTCGAAGAATTCGCCGTTCTTCGGGGCTTTTTCTTTTGTCAGGTAATCGGCAAGCCGCTTAGTCAATTCAGCCATTTCATCGTCTTCGATTCCGTATTCCAGAACAGCAAGCATCATGCTTACCTGCGAGAAGAAACCATTCTTCCATCGGCTTACCTGATATTCAGGAACCCCCATTGCTCGAGCGAATGTCTTCTGCCCCATCAGTGCCAGTTTGTTCAGCAAGGCCGACTCGATGCGAGCCGCTTTCTTGCTTTTAGTTGCAATAGTACCCATAGATAATTTCCTTAATGATTAGATAGAGTTGGCTTCGCAAAGAAACGCAAAACCATAGAGATTTGTTTCTGGTAATGCCCTTTTTCAGGGCGGGGATGTGTAAGAGCGGGAATGTCTTAAGCGGCTTTGTGTTCCGGCGGGAACACGTCATCAAGACTGACTTTTGCGCCTAACTTGTTTAGGCACTCAACAAGAGCACGGCATGTTTTAAGGTCTGGGAAGCGACGACCAGATTCCCAATGTCCGATAGCTCCCTGTGTGCATCCAACTGCCTTAGCAAGTGTTGTTTGAGAGATATTCAGTGACTCTCGATATTTTCGTAGGTTGCTCATATGCCCTCCATAGTAACCATGAAACAATAATACGATATGTACTTTTAGAATGCAAGCAAAAATACATCTTGTGCATGGATGGTTTTAGTACAGAGCGTAATAATAAGGGTATGAAAATGAAATGGTATGAACTGGCTAGATCCAGAATGAAAGAGCTCGGCATAACTCAAGAGAAGTTAGCTGAAGAGCTTGGTATGACGCAGGGTGGAATTGGTCACTGGTTGCGCGGATCTCGTCATCCATCTCTTGACGAGATTGGTGTGGTGTTTAAATACCTTGGTATTGATAACGTCTCATTCAACCACGACGGTACATTTTCACCTGTTGGCGAATACTCATCTGCCCCCGTTAAAAAACAATATGAGTACCCTGTTTTTTCTCATGTTCAGGCAGGGATGTTCTCGCCTGAGCTTAGAACCTTTACCAAAGGTGATGCGGAGAGATGGGTCAGCACAACCAAAAAAGCCAGTGATTGTGCGTTTTGGCTTGAAGTTGAAGGTAATTCCATGACCGCGCCAACAGGATCGAAGCCAAGCTTTCCTGACGGGATGTTAATTCTCGTTGACCCCGAGCAGGCTGTTGAGCCAGGTGATTTCTGCATAGCCAGACTTGGTGGTGACGAGTTTACCTTCAAGAAACTGATCAGGGATAGCGGTCAGGTGTTCCTACAGCCACTAAACCCGCAATATCCAATGATTCCATGCAATGATAGCTGTTCCGTAGTAGGGAAAGTTATCGCCAGCCAGTGGCCTGAAGAGACATTTAGTTAACAGCCTCACCACTCTAAAACACACAACAATAACCCGACCTTAGCGTCGGGTTTTCTTTTTCCAAAATATAAACCCATTAAATACAAAGCGTTATAAAAAAGTAGTTATATTTAGAACATTTTGTATTGACTCGATAAAGTACAAATCGTACTATTTAGCCATCAGCAGGACGCACTGACCACCATGAAGGTGAGGCTCTTAAAAATTAAGCCCTGAAGAAGGGCAGCATTCAAAGCAGAAGGCTTTGGGATTGGATGAATGAGCAGGCTTATGCTCGACCAATGTATAAACAGCGCTCATGGCAAGCAGTAACCAATCTGCGCCTCAAGACAGCGTCACTGGTAGTGCGGGCGCTCTAACCAGTAAGCCGGGGTTCAGCGCCGGCCATCCAATCACCAAAGCTAACTGACAGGAGAATCCAGATGGATGCACAAACACGCCGCCGCGAACGTCGCGCAGAGAAACAGGCTCAATGGAAAGCAGCAAATCCCCTGTTGGTTGGGGTAAGCGCAAAACCAGTTAACCGCCCTATTCTCTCGCTGAATCGCAAACCGAAATCACGAGTAGAAAGCGCACTGAATCCGATAGACCTTACAGTGCTGGCTGAATACCACGAACAGATTGAAAGCAACCTGCAACGTATTGAGCGCAAGAATCAGCGCACATGGTACAGCAAGCCACGCAGTGAAATGGGTGTGACCTGTTCAGGCCGCCAGAAGCAACGCGGAAAATCAATTCCAGCTTATTACGATTGAGGTGGTCATGCTCAAGAAAATCAAACGCCGACTTTACAAAGAAGGTAGATATTCATGCCAATTGCCAAAATGCGACACAACAAAATGGAGTGTCGATGATTGGTGTAACTGGATAGATAGATACGGAACTTGGTGGGATAAATAACAGGTAACTTAAGCGTATTTACTTTCGCGGCAAACCACATATTTGAGGTGAGATATGGAAGAAGAATTTGAAGAGTTCGAAGAGCATCCGCAGGATGTGATGGAACAATACCAGGACTATCCGTATGACTACGACTATTGATACAAATCAATGGTGTGGACAATTCAAGCGATGCAATGGATGCAAGCTGCAATCGGAATACATGGTTAAGCCTGAAGAAATGTTTCCTGTAATGGAAGATGGGAAATATGTCGATAAATGGGCAATACGAACGACGGCAATGATTGCCAGAGAACTTGGTAAACAGAATAACAAGGCTGCCTGATGGTGGCCTTTATTTTTGGCATAAACAACAGAGGATAACATGGAATTTAAAGGTACTGAAGGCAAGTGGGAAATAATGATGGATGGCGATGAGATTAAAATAATCCAGGCAGACTCACTTGAAAATGGCGCAGGCTGGCGTTCGTATATTGCAATCTGTGAGGAAGTTCAATGTATTGAAGATGCCAATCTAATAGCGGCAGCACCTGACCTTCTCGAAGCACTTCAGTTATTACTTAAGCAATCCAAAAATAGAACAACGACAACATATCCAGAATGGTATGGAGCTGTTAATAAAGGTCTTGCAGCAATCAGCAAGGCTCTGGGAGGTGAATGATGTGCGAGTTTTATGAAGCAGATATCAAACGCCCAGAAATGGCAAGTGATGCGACATTACGTGATTACTTCGCGGCAAAGGCTATGCAAGCAATGATTAGCAATCCATCGATTATCGATAATGATTCTGATGGAGTTGTTAATTATGCAGCAAGCGCTGCATATAAGTTTGCAGACGCAATGCTCAAAGCTCGCGAATAAGCACTGTGTATTCATTCCAACGAGTGAATACACGGAGCAATGTCGCTCGTAACTAAACAGGAGCCGACTTGTTCTGATTATTGGAAATCTTCTTTGCCCTCCGATGTGGGGGGCCTTTTTATATGCATACCAATAACGCTTCACTCGAGGCGTTTTCGTTATGCAATCAAACAGAAGGAGCATCCTATGCAACAGTTCACTATTGCAGGGGCGGCATCGGTTCGCCCTTTCAACCCGATTTTATCGGTACAGCATTCACGAAAAAACATTTTAACCGGAGCAGACTTTAAACAACCAAGAATGAAAAGTTTGCTCGAAAAGCTTTGGGATATTTTGAAACAACAAGGCCGTCCATGAGTTTTACAGATAACTGGTCAGACGAAGAATTCATTCGTCAGATGAAAGAATTAATCGGTAACGAAGGAGATATTCATGTCACTTGCAACCACAGTGAAGGAGAGCAAGTTACAGAGACGCATGTACACGCAGCAGGCGTTAATGTATCGCCAGAAGGGAGATCGTGAAGGTGTTCGCGTATTTTTAAATGCGGCAAAGACTGAAGTATTAAATCAGCGTTATTTCCTTGGGCCATGTCCATTCTGAGGTGAATTATGGATTTGAATAAATTCGATGAGCCATTCAGCCCTGAAGATATCGAATGGCGAATACAGCAAAGCGGTAAAACACGCGATGGCAAAGTGTGGGCTATGGTGCTGGCTTATGTCACGAACCGGGCAATCATGAAACGCCTGGACGATGTTTGCGGCAAAGCAGGATGGCGCAATGAATACCGCGATATTCCCAACAACGGCGGCGTTGAATGCGGCATATCGATAAAGATTGATTCCGAATGGGTAACCAAATGGGATGCTGCTGAAAACACGCAGGTAGAAGCCGTCAAAGGTGGTCGTTCCGGTGCAATGAAGCGCGCTGCCGTTCAGTGGGGAATCGGTCGGTATCTGTATAACCTTGAGGAAGGTTTCGCACAAACATCTCTCGATAAAAAGCAGGGGTGGCACAGGGCAAAACTGAAGGATGGAACAGGATTTTACTGGCTACCTCCATCGCTGCCGGGATGGGCAATCCCAGCATCAGATAACAAACCATCACCAGAAAATACCAACCAGAAATCTCCATCGGTTGACTGCGAACAAATCCTGAAAGACTTCAGCGATTATGCATCAACAGAAACTGACAAGAAAAAACTCATAGAACGTTATCAGCATGACTGGCAATTAATGGCTGGCAATGAGGATGCGCAGGCTAAATGCGTTCAGGTAATGAACATCAGAGTTAACGAACTAAAACAGGCGGCATAAATGGCAAGCAGAGGCGTAAATAAGGTGATTATCCTTGGTCGGGTAGGACAAGACCCGGAAGTTCGATACTCACCATCAGGAACAGCGTTCGCTAACCTGACAATAGCCACGTCAGAACAATGGCGAGATAAAAATACTGGCGAGCAAAAGGAATTGACTGAATGGCATCGTGTTGCTGTATCCGGGAAACTGGCTGAGGTCGTGGGGCAGTATGTGAAAAAAGGTGATCAGATTTATTTCGAGGGAATGCTGAGAACCAGAAAGTGGAAAGACCAGTCAGGGCAAGACCGTTACACAACCGAGGTTCATGTCGGAATTAATGGCGTGATGCAAATGCTTGGCGGCATTGGCGACAGCAAACAACAAGCAGCCAGCAGGCAATCACAGAAGCCACAGCAGCAATCATCACCAGCACAACACAACGAACCTCCGATGGATTTTGACGACGATATACCCTTTGCACCAGTAACTCTCCCCTTCCCTCGTCACGCTATTCACGCAATTTAATCAGGAGAAAATCATGCCAGCGCCTCTGTATGGTGCGGATGACCCGCGCCGCTGTTCCGGCAATTCCGTATCGGAGGTGCTGGATAAATTCAGAAAAAACTACGATCGGATAATGTCTCTACCGCAGGAAACGAAAGATGAAAAGGAATTTCGCCATTGTATATGGCTTGCAGAGAAAGAAGAACGAGAGCGAATTTACCAGACATCAATCCGACCATTCCGCAAAGCCACATATACCCACTTCCCTGAATATATCGACCCGCGCCTGCGTAATTACCGCTCACGCTATGGCGCTATCAGTAATGACTGAGGAATTTACCATGAGAGGACTTGCATACAATCCCGGCATTCTTCCGGCAGAAATGATTATTCGCCAACGCGTAAAGCCAATGCCATCGAGAGAGGAATTGCTTAAGAGAAATAGTTTCTGTTCTGTTAATGACAACAAATATCTGAATGCAATGTGGCGGAGTGGGAAAAAATGACAATCACAAAACAACGTGTAGAAGAAATCATATCCCGCATTGAAATGTATGGGCATGGTGCAGGGTATACCGCTGACGAGGTTTATGACCTGGCTGTACTGGCGCTGAATTTATCAAATATCGCAAAACTCAAGCGATACGAGCTTGATATGGATGGTTGTGACTCGTTCGGTCAGGATTGTGGCGCTGACATGACTGAAGATTCTGATGGCGATTATGTCCTGTTTGATGACGTGGTTAAGTTGTTTGAGTTTGATACAACCACTCAGAAGATAGAAAGCCCAGCAAAGGAGGCAACCAGTGAGCGAAATTAATTACCAGGCACTGCGTGAGGCGGCAGAGCGTGCAATTCCGGCAATGGAACGCCTGTTAATGTTGCCAGTTGATGATGATTTGTTAAGTGAACAGGAACTTAAAGATTACGGTGTGGATATTGATGCGCTCAACGCCTTCAAATTTCTGGCCGGACCAGAAACCGTGCTGGCACTACTGGATGAATGGGAAAGAAACCAGCAATACATCAAACGCCGCGACCAGGAGAACGAGGATATTGCGCTTACGGTTGGGAAGCTGCGCGTTGAGCTGGAAGGCAAAGACAGCAAAATAGCCAATCTTACCGCCGAACGCGATGCTCTTCGTGAAGGTGAGATGGGCGACGCTAGGCATAGCAACACACGGGCCGCAGCTGATATCTACTTCCAACTGGTCGAGGAATGCGAAATTCCTGCTGGCGGATCTCTGGTCGAGTACGTTGACGATATGCGCGAGAAGCTGGAAGCCGCAGAGAAGCGGATTGCTGAACTGGAAGCGCGGGAAATATCGCTCCCAGAACGTAGCAGCATGCTTCATCGAACAGATTTTCACGAGGATTACCAAACGGTAATGGCATACAAAGTTTCTGAAGTCATCGATGCAATCCGCGCTACTGGCATTCGCATCAAAGGAGAGTGATATGAGCACTATCACTAAAGAACGTATCGAATTGTTCATTAAATCCCCGCTTGAAAACGGGCTTACTCGTGGCGAACAAATGGAACTGGCACGAATTGCGCTGGCATCGCTGGAAGCAGAGCCTGTGGCGTATATCATTCAGGACTCTGACGCTCGTAGTCGTGGAGAGAAAGGCATCCTTCGCTATTTCGCAAATATCAGCGACGAGGATATAAACGAGTACGAAATTACCGTAACTCCGCTTTACGCCGCCCCTCCAGAGACGGTATCTGTGCCTGATGCGATGGAAATGGATGATGACTTTGACAGCGCGTTTGAACACGGAAAAGCTGTCGGCTGGAACGCCTATCGCGCAGCCATGCTTCAGTCCGGAAACTTTCGGGAAAACAAGAATTCGTCAACCAATAATTTTCGTGAAATCGCGGAAACGTCAACCAACTATCCGGTAATTCCTAGTGAGGTGTTGTCCGCAATCCAGAAGGTTGCCAAGATTCGTGCCGATTTCGATGATTTTGACGGTGACAGGCGAGGTATCTGTGATTGTCTGGATGAGGCTGAGCAAGAGCTTATCGTTACCATTAACAAATATGCCAGTCAGTTGGCAGCAGAACCTATCGCGCCTAATGACGTTCGAGAGCAGACAGCCATTCCGCAAGTTCCGGTAACTCCGGATGGTTGGATAAGCTGTAGTGAGCGAATGCCGAAAGGGTATGCTGATGTGTTAGTGACCGATGGCGAGCATGTCGAGGTTAAATGGTGGGATGAATCTGGGTATTGGAATAGTTGGACGGAACTTAACTCAGATATCTTTGCCGATGAAATAACTCACTGGATGCCGCTACCAGAGCCTCCACTTTGAAAGCGAAGCTTATACATATCTTTTACATCAGCAATCTATTGTTAATCTCCAATCAATGTTACGTTGTCATCTCACTCATGCTTTGGAGGTAGTGATATGTCTTGTCCAAAATGCGGTTCTGGAAATATTGCAAAAGAAAAAACAATGCGTGGATGGTCTGATGATTATGTGTGCTGCGATTGCGGATACAACGACTCTAAAGACGCATTTGGAGAGCGTGGTAAAAACGAGTTTGTCAAAATTAATAAAGAACGCGAAGGCAACGAAAAAAGCTAATTTATTTATTCATATATGAAAACAATGTAACCAATATTCGAATTGAAGAACTGAAAGAACACCAAGCCGCCTGATGGCGGTTTTTTTATTGGAGACAAGAAATGTCAGATTTGGCTATGAAGGTTTTGAAATGGCAATCGACTGGCGATGTCGGCATCAGTAGCGCAACTCTTGCCTCAATCGCATGTGGACTGAAAAAGAATATCTATGGTCATCACTTCGGCGCTCCACATGACGCAGCCGATTTCCGGCGATGCGTTGCACTTGTTGAGCAGATTCCAGAAATCAGAGATTCATTCGACAAGGTTGCAAAGCGCGTTCCGGCATTCAAAGGAATCCTCAACGAATGGGATTCACTCGTTGCTCTGTTGAAGTCTGAAATGAAGATACACGAAAACAAAGCACCAGAGACTTACAGAAGAATTAGCGAGCTACGCAAGGACTAACGCCTCACACTCGATGAGGCCTGTACATATCTGATAGATCCGCTATATGGCGGTTTCTTTTTGCCTGGAGAATTAAGATGACCGATACCAGCCTGATTCCTGAGAAAGAAGTGATGAACAAGCTCGGTGTTTCATCACGTCAGACAATCTGGAACTATACCAAACGGCACGGATTTCCGAAGCCAGTCAGAACCCACCCCAAATCATACCTTCGTGAAGCTGTTGAGGGGTGGATTCTTAACGGTGGCGTTAATCAGAAATGCTCCTGA